TCCTTGCTATCTACAGACTAACATATAATATAGAGATAGCTCTTTAATTTTTGTGTCTTTACCAGTAATTACTGACGAACTTATACAAGCTTTAGATGCTGTGTTTCCTAACAGATGCCCAGACCTATCGCTATCAGATCGAGAAGTGTGGTATCGTTCAGGACAGAGGTCTGTTGTTGACTATCTAATCGAACAGCAACTGAGACAAAAAGAAACTATGTTAACTAACAGAGTACTGGAGAACTAACTATGTGTTTTGGTGGTGGTAGAGGTACAATGTCTGCACCTAAACGTGAATTTCAAAATAGACCTGTAACTGTAACTGGTAAACAGACAGGAGTTGATGACCCTAAAGATACAGCTAAAGCAACAGAGACTTTGAAGATAAAGAGACAGAAAGAAGAAGGTACTTATGTAGACCCTAACCTTACAACTGCTGAGAAACTTACAAGGAGAAGTGGAATGAGTCAAGCTGATAGAAATGCTCGAAAGGTTAGGCAACAAAAAGCCAAAGACAACTATAATAGAAGAAAGTTCTCTAAAGGCATTACAGGTCGTAAGACAGGAGTTGCTTAGTTATGTGTTTTGGAAGACCCAAACCCCCACCATTACCAGAACAAGAGCCAGTTGATTCTGCGATAGAACAAACTGCTACAAAGGTAGTTGTTGGAGATAAAAGAAAATCTCTTTCAACCAGAAATAGAATGACACCTGTTACAGGTAGAAAAAGATTTGGTACAAAATCTTTACAGATACCCTTGCTTTCTAATAGTGCTAACACTGGTAATTTAAACTATTCATAAAATGGAATACTCCACACAAGGAACAACCGCAGCAGGTAGATATGAAGCACTTGTTAGTAGTAGGTCTGTCTATGATAGAGAAGCAAAGGAATCTTCTAAGTTAACAATACCTAGTTTAATACCAGAACAGACATCAGCTACAAGAGCTAAGATCAAAACACCTTTTCAAGCAACAGGTAGTCGCGGTGTTAATAGTTTGTCGAATAAATTATTAATGACTTTGCTACCACCAAGCACAGCATTTTTTAAATTAGAAATAGATGATCTTGAAATAAAAAAACAAGGACAAGAAGCACTGCAAAGTGAAATAGATAAAGGGTTACGCACAATAGAAAATGCTTTGATGAATCAAATAGAAATATCTAACGATAGAGTTGCTATGTTTGAAGCACTTAAGCATCTTGTAGTATCAGGTAATGTCTTGTTATATCTGACAGATAAAGGACTGAAAGTATATTCACTATCTAAGTTTGTTGTTAAGCGTGATGAAGTTGGTAATGTTTTAGAAATACTAATCAAAGAAACTGTACACCCACAAGCTCTACCTCTTGAGTTTTTAGAACAGATCAAGAAGAAAGAGAACTATGACGCAGAAACAATGAAGGGTGACTTGGATATATATACATCAATTAAAAGAGTTAATGATGACTTTTTCTGGTTTCAAGAATGTAAAGGAGAAAAGATACCAAATACAGATGGCAGATCAAAAGTAGATGTCACTCCTTTTATACCCCTTAGATTTATTCGTGTAGATGGAGAAGATTATGGTAGAGGATATGTAGAAGAATATAGAGGAGACTTGATTAGTCTTGAGTCTTTGATGCAAGCAATAATCGAAGGTGCTGCTGCTAGTGCCAAGACACTATTCTTAGTAAACCCTAATGGTATTACAAGGGCAGCAACACTAGCTAAAGCACCTAATGGTGCAATTCGAGAAGGTAGTGCAGCAGATATTTCTGTAATGCAGGTAGGTAAAGCAGGGGATTTTAGCGTTGCCTTCAGTGCTATACAACGTATAGAACAGAGACTTGAGTTTGCTTTCTTGATGGCAAGATCAGTTCAACGTGAAGCAGAAAGAGTTACAGCAGCAGAGATAAATCTTATGGCACAAGAACTAGAGAATAGTCTTGGTGGTATTTATAGTATCTTGACTCAAGAGTTTCAATTACCATATCTCAGAAGACGTATGCACCTGTTAGTAAGACAAGGCAAAGTTCCTAAGTTGCCAGAAGAACTAGTAAAACCAAAAATAGTTACAGGTTTACAAGGTCTTGGTAGAGGTAATGATAGAAACAAACTTATTGAATTTATAACAACTGTAGCTCAAGCTTTAGGACCAGATGTAATGAGACAGTACGTTAATGTAGATGAAGCGGTAAAAAGACTAGCTACCAGTATCGGTATAGATACTGCTAACCTAGTAAAAACACAGGAAGAAATCCAAGCAGAACAACAAGCTGCTGCACAGCAACAGCTTATTCAAAGTCTTGGACCAGCAGCTTTAGGTTCACGTTTACTTGACCCTAAAGTAAATGCAGAAGCTGGTTTAGCTGATGCACAAGCACAACAACTACAACAACAAGGAGGAACCCCTGATGTCAACCAAGAAGCCCAGTAGGAAAAGAGATGAAGATGGAAAGTTTGTCTCTGAAAAAGCTGTCGTAAGTCGTGTAGGTGAGTACGAAGAAAACCCTGCACCAGAGAAGTCAGGTGATGTCACTACTAGACATGGCAGTACAATTCACTATAGTTAAAAGAAAACCACTATGACTTCATCACAAGTACAAGTATCTGAAACACCACCAATGTCTCAACAAGATCTTGAAGGTCTTAAAGATGAGAATGGTTTGTATGCA